GTATTCCGCGCCAATCAACACCGCCCCGGTATCGTCGTAGAGCTGGAACGTGCCCGTGGCGTTGGCGGCGGCCAGTTCCTGTATGCTGCCGAGGAAGGACACATCGATCAACAGTTTACTGGCGGCGCTCTTGGGGGTGATCGGGATGACGGCCGCGTTCATGTTGGAGAACGAGGTGACATTGTGCCCGACGTTGCCGGCGTCGGTGACGATGATCTCTTGCAGCGCCGAGCCGACGGCGCCGCTGGAACCGCCATTGGCGATCTTGAGCATCGGCACGCCGCCGACATCGGTGAACCAGCCGTTAATGGTCGCCTTGTCGGTGTTCTCCTTCGTCCCCCATGTGGAGTCGGACGCCCCGACCTCGATCTGGACTAGCCCGGTAGGAGATAGGGTGGTGTCGGCCATTAGGCTTGGCTCCAAGTTTCAGTCGTGACCGGGACCGGAATCCACATGAAGACGCGCGAGCCGCCCACGATGATCGGTCCCAGCGTGGCGCCCAGGGCTCCCGCGAATCCGCCACTGGACGAAAGGGCGACGGGCCCCAGCGTGGAGGACAGCGATCCCAGGACCTCGTGAACCATGACGGCCGACAGCGTGATCGCCGGCAGGGTCTTGGCGAGTGCGCCGTTGATCGTCGTGACGCCGGCCGACGCCGTCGTGATCGCGGCAAGGGTTCGAGAAACAGCGCCCGTGGCGTCGAGGCCCGCATAGCCGGCTGGCGCCGCGTGCGGGAAGGTCGTGGCCCCGAAGTTGGCCGTGGCGGCCGTGCTCGCCCGCCCGCTGAACGCCGGATAGTAGGGCCCGGCGTTGGTGGCGGCGGTTGAGAGCCCGCCGGTGTCGGTCGCCGGGTCGGCTGAGCCGGAGTTGTTCCAATTGCCGCCATCCTTGCGGACCCAGAGCAGCTCCAGGGCGTCGTTATAGGCCCAATCGATCACCGAGCCCGTGGTGTAACTCGCATAGGCGGCGACGGCCGAGCCGTTGATATAGACGTCGCCGGTCGATTGGTAGGCGACGCCGTTGGCGTCCGATCCGACGAAGGCGCTCAGCGAGGCGGTGCTGTTGGCCAGGCCGACGAAAACGCCCAGACCAACCGCGTCGATGGTGACCGACCCGAAGGACTTGGCCCCGGAGGGGGCCGCCAAGGTGGCGCGAACCGAGGCGTAGGCATCCACCCCATCCTTGGTTGCGGTCTGGTTCCCGTTGCTAAGGGTTATCGCCGCCGATTTGTCGGACGGATTATAGGTTGCCGCCACGGCTGGGCCCCTAAGCGCCCGGCGCGGTCAGTGTAAAGGTCGTGATCGTCACCGTCTGGGTCGCGACAATGGACGTGCTGTCCAGTTCCATGTCCCCGCCCCCGCCCGTGGCGGTGATCGTGCCCTGGGCGTGGCAGGTGGTCCCGTCCGAGGCGTAGAGCCGCCAGTGGGCCGCCGTCCCGGTCGCGTCGGCAGAGGTGTCCTGCCAGGTTCCGCTCTTGGCCTTGGCGCCCGCCGAGGCGGCAGCCATCCAGTCGGACGGCAGGGTCAGGGACGCCAGGACCGTGCCCGCGTCGGCCGTCGCGCACGTCGCCGGAACCGCGCCAGAGCGGATCTTCAGAATGGGCGAGGTGCTGACGGTCGTCTCAAGCGCGTCAAGCAGCGCGTTGCGATAGGTAGTGGAAAACTGGAGTGCCAAGGGGAAGTCTCCGTCAAAGGGAGGGCCGGCGCTTCACAGCGCGGGTGGTGGGATCAGCCGTTGTTGATGTCGAAGGACCGGCCCATGACCGGGATGTCGGAGCGCAGTTTCGCCGGGCCGTCGCGGTAGTGGGTCTTGATGTCGGCCAGGGCTTGGGTGAACAGCCCGCCCCACACCGCCAAGCGGTCATCGGCGCGCAGGTAGGGCGCGGACTGCACCAGGGCGCCGTAGAGGTAGGCGTCGGGGTGGTTGGTCAGGACCCAGTTGGTGGTGTTGCTCGCCGACAGAGCCGGGATGCGCTGCCAGTAGAGCAGGGCCGCCGAATAGGACGTATCGGGCGCGGGGTAGTAGCGCAGCTCCGACCCAACCACGCTGTAGTCGGTCGGCTGGGTCGCGGCCGTATCCTGCGAGGCCAGAAGGTCCATCGCCATCGGGGTTCGATACTGCAACGGCTCGCCGGCCAGGGTGATTGACCGCACCTCGATCAGGTCGCTCGGTGTGGCGGAATACTCATCGCTGATCGTCGCCGTCACCCGCGCCATCATCGGGCGCACGCGAAGCTGGCGGTTCATCTGCGCCTCGGCCAGGGTGATGAAGTCGGGAACGGCGGACGTTAGGTCAGAGCGTCGAAGCCAATCGGCGACGGAGGTCTTGAGGTCGCTATAGGTCGATAGCGCCATTAAGCAGCCTCGCGGGACAACAGCCACTCGCCGATGCAGCCCTCGTAGGAGTTCGAGCCGCCGACGTGGGTCAGGTTAAGGGTGGGGTCGAGCCAGACCTGGCCGCCGGCTTCGCGCCAATCGTGGCAGAAGGCGGTGTCCTCGCCGTAGAGGTGGCCGTCCATGATCGGGGCGTGGAAGAAGCCGTTGAACGCCCGGCCCAGGTGGCTGTAGCGACGGCCGGGGAAATGGGCCTCGATACGCTCGAATACGGCGCGAGACAGGGATAGGAACCCGCCGGGGACAGACGCCACCTCCAGCAGGCCGCCCTTGGCGACAAGCTCGGGGCGATCCAGCCAGTGGACGGGGTAGGCTTCCCACGCCTCCTTGATGCGATAGGCGCCGCCGACGAAATCGACGGGGTGCTGGGCGACCTTGAGCAGCGAGCCCGCCTCCCACGCCACATCGGCGTCGATGAACACCAGCCGGTCGGCTTCACCGTCGAGGAAGTCCTGCACCATCTGGTTGCGGGCCAGGGTGATCAGAGAACAGCCGCCGACAAAGGCGACCTCAAGCTCGGCCCCCGCCACCAGGGCGAGGGCCTGCTCTTGAAGAAGGGCGCGGACCGTCTCGATGCTGACCTTGCAGTCATACGCCGGGATGGCGACGCGCACCTTCATGGGCTAGGCGCCGGCGATGATGCCGACGCTGACCAGCGCCGCGCGGATGGCGTTGGTCTGCGCGATCACCGTGGCGAAGGCGTTGGCGACGATGGCCGAGGTCATGGTCGCGGTCATCACGGCCACGCCGGTCGTGGCGTTGGCGGTGCCGCCGCCCGCGTCGGTGATGGCGGCTTGCGAAGCGCCCGAGGGTTGGGCCACAGGGGTGACGCCGTAGAGCGAGACCGTATCGGTGATCTGCTTGCCGAGGGAGATGCCGTCAGTACGACGGCCAACATATTGGACCATTGCTGGGGTTCCTTATGGGAAAGCCGGGGGGACCGGATGATCCCCCCGTAGGTCAGGGAGGATTAGGCGGTGCCGCTGATGCGGGTGCCACGGCGGGGATCGACCATCTTGACCCCGTAGAGGATGTCGAAGCGGTGCATGTGCGTGTCGTTGGTGGAGTCCGACGAACGCCAGTAGCGGACGGTCAGGCCGGTGTCCGGGTCGGTGGAATAGTCCGCCTCGCCCGTGAACGGCATGGTCAGCTTGGCCGACACCAGGGCGATGGCTTCCTTGCGGAAGATCGTCCCGAAGTTGTAGGTCGTGGAGTCGGTATCGGCTTCGGTCGCGCTGCCCATCCAGGTGATGGCCGCGTTGTTGTCCGGCGCCGTCGAAGACGTGCCGGCGCAGGACACGTTCTGGAACGCACCCGAACTGATGATCGGGGGCGAGATCGAGATGGTGAGCTGGCCCGAGGCGGTCGAGTTCGCGGTGCCGCCGGTGATAACGGTGAACTGCTGGAGATACGACATCCGCGACTTGGAGCGCGGGTTGATCGCGTAGACATCGGCGATGGTGAACACCTCGCCAGCGGCGACGGTGGTGGCATTGCCCACCGCGTCGAGCACCAGGTCTTGAACCCAGGCGCCATCCTTCACCGAAGCGTAGGTGCTGTTCTGGTCGGCGCCGTCGATCAGGGCATTACCCGAGCGCGTCCCGGTCGTGACCGAGGCGGCGTTCTGGGTAGAATACCAGTCGATGTTGCCGAGCATGGGCAGCTTGGCTTGGGTCAGGGCGTCGCGCGCTTCCTTCTCCTGGGCGGACAGGCCGGACAGAGCGCCCAGCATGGCCCAGGCATCGGCGGGCGGCAGAATGCCCACGCGACCGTCCATCGGCACGGCGTATTCATCGAGGCGCTGCGGGGCTTTCGTCAGGTCCGCATAGCTGTTGATGGTCTGGCCGGGGGTGCCGACCCAGTTGTAGAACTTCTTGGTCAGCGCGTGCAGATCGGAATCGACCTGTTGGCCGAGTTGGGCCATGGCC